AAGGCAATCCGCGCTTCCGCATGTCTTCTTTGGATTCTATTTTTAATTTACCGCTTGAGTTAAATGAGTAACGCGGTGAAACCAATTCAGCGAACAAAGATTCATCTCTGGGAATCTTACAATCCCTCGCTTCGAGGAATGCTTTCATCTTGAACCAGAGCTCTGCTCGTAAATTAATGTAAGTGCCTCTCATAGACGGACTCTCAGCGACATTAATCCCGCGTACCGGGACATCGAGCTCACGAAGTCTGTCTACAACGCCTGCACCCAGACCGATACTATCGACTAGAATTTCTACAGGGCGTTTTGAAGGAGGTGTTTCCTGATATTTGGCGTTGACGATACCCGTCAATTCCATCAAGTCTTTACCTTTCCAATCCAGTAGCCAGTTAATAATCGTACCCTGGCGTTCCGCGAGAACTGATTTGTCAGCGCCCATTCGGGCTACATCAAGTCCCCATATTTTCGGGGTGTCTTCTGCCATTACGACATCACGATTTTGGGCATCTTCAACTAAAGCCATTGAAATAACCGTGTCATCATCAGTCTTAGGAAACTCTCCCAAGACCCGGACAAAATACGCAGAAGAGTCTTCCCCGTACTTGACAGCCATCTCTTTTACGAATGCTTTACTGACCCTGGGAGAATCAACACAACTAACGTGCATTGTTTTCCATTCAGCTTTTAATCGATTGTGGGAATCAAAGAAACTACCACTGGTCCGAACCGGGTTACCCAGCATTAAAGTTGACGCGCTCTCACCAGACATCGATCCCGCAGCAGCCTCAAAGACCTTCTCAGGGATACCAGAAGCCTCATCGATGACCAATAGAACGTTATCTGAGTGAACCCCTGCCATTGCCTCTGGAGTCTCTGCCCTGGCCGTTCTACAACTAATAAAGGCATCTTGTGGAGCAGATACCAAAACGATCCGATCCGAGGTCACTTCGACTAAATCTTGCAGAGCCTGGGGAAGCTTTTTAATCCAGCTTTTTACTTCAGAGAACAAAGCGTCAAATAATTGACTACTTGTCGGAGCCGTTAGAACAATTTTACAGGGGTGCTTCATAAGGAAGTACCAGATGATCACCCAGGACGCAGCAGCAGACTTACCCACTCCATGCCCTGCCCGTACACTGATCTTTCGATCCTTGTTCTGTACGCTCTTTAAAAGCTCTTCCTGCCAGGGGTCTGGCTTAATCTTCAAAACCTGCCGAACAAATAAGGAGGGGTTATTCTGGTATTTCTTAACGAAAACTAAGAATGGATTATTGTTCGGCAATGACAGCTTCCTCTGTGTACGTCTCTGCTATACCCAGCTCCCGGATCGCCTCTAAGTGAAGCTGAGTCACATCAGTGACATTCAAATCCACCCTAGTCTTATCACCCCAAGAATTCGGGTCCATTCGTGAAGCTAACCACTTTCGGGCATCAATACTGACCTTCGCCGCGTGAGCATCGATAATCCCCGCGTCAACATCGTTAATGATGTTTTCAATCCTTTCGGCATGCCATAGAGCTCGGTTCTGTCTCGCCTGGTCAAAACGTTGGGATAGGTCCGGGTCAGACTTAATGCGATTCATAAAGCCATTGGTCGTGACGTTAAAAGTCCCACAGATGACAGTAGTAGACTCGCCAGCGGCCATAAGCTTAAAGGCCGTCTCCCAGAAATCAGGATCGCCAAATAGCTTCCAGGTGGATATCGTCTTAGCTTTCTTCTTCGGGCTGCCCGGCATCTTCAATCTCCATAACGTCACAAGAATCAGGCAGGTTTATCCCAGCCGTTAGAGCTACAACACTCCTGGTCGCACTCCTTGCCAACTTATAGGCGGGAGAACAGTAAACATTGGTGTTGTCGATAACCATGTCCGCTACAGCGCATCCGGTTAAGAAAGGTAGTAAAAGTAGATATCTCATATCAGTAACCTGGCTTGCGAACTCGCTTCTTTTTACCTGGCATATCAGCCTCCTTATTCAATCTAAAAACCTAACGTAGGAAAAAATATGAAAACGTAGGAAAACGTAGGAAAACGTAGGATTCAGAAACAGACCTCTAAAACAGACCTCTAAACAGACCTATCCGTCCTGCCTCGAATAAAACTATGAAAAACTATGATTCAGAAACACACCTCTAAACACACCTCTAAACACACCTATTCGCCCTACCTCGAATAAAACTCCCTGTAATACTCCCTATTCGCCCTACATTTAACCCTATTCGCCCTACCCCGATTAAAGGTAGCTACTATTTCTTCCAACTTGATCTAGCAGCAACCTGATCTTTCTTTGATAACTGTCCGAAATGAAACAAGGGTTTCGATGCAGCCGTGTGAGCCTTGCCAGAGTGTAGAGATCCGTCAGACATCCTATGCGTAACGCCCTTGTGCTCTGTACCACCCTTTCGGTAATGCTTTACACCTTTCATACAACCTCTAAAGAACGTTGGAGGTAGAGCTCCATAGAATGGTCCGAAACTGAGTCCTTAATCGAGAAGTCCTTCTCAACAAACTCGAGATCCGGGTTTAAATAATTAACCCCGTCATTCGCCAGGTATAGAAAATCCTGGTTAGAAGAGCCAACCGTGTAACAAAATCTCGGAACCCTAGTCACGATGTCACTTCCACTACACACAGATAAGGCAGAGCCTTGTGGAAACCTCTCCTTCGGCCTCTTTAAAAACACCCGTGGCTTGCCAAAGCAAACCAAGGTCGAATCAATGCCAGCCTGTAATGCCATCAAATGCGTTAATTCAGCCTGGGCAGCACCCAATGAATGACCCGTGATAACCAACCGCTTAGAATTCCCACCCCGGTTGAATAATATTTTCTTGAAAATTTTCAGAATTTTTTTCTGAACACTCTTATGAGCAATCGCAAATCCAGGGTGAACCCAGTTCCTCAAGTAATACACAGGAGGAAAGGCAAAAATATCTAACAAAATATCCCTCGGTTCCGCAGAGCCCTTGAACACAAGGTAATCAACTCCCTCACACTCCTTCCAATAAAACGTAGTACTCGTAAACCTATTCTCAAATTTATGCGCTATCTGACCAGCCATGTCCTGGTATGCCGCGAGCGAGAGAGACGCGCATGTCGAAAGTTCTGGGTGCATGGGAATCTCACTGTGGGGGTATATATAGATATGCCCGTCAAAATAATTCGAGGGGGGCTCCGGGACTATTTCCGGTAATATTGTTTACCGGAAATAGGGACAAATAATCTATATGTAGTGGTCTATTGCCCCGATCGCGCCTATTCATTGCCTAATTTTTGATCACATACAAGATGTAGTGTTTTGGCCTCAAGGGAATTCCCTAGAATTAGATCAAAAGCTGTGATATTCGCGCGCACCCAAGAAAAACAAAGAAGACATTAGTCTTTTTTGTTGGTCAGCCTAATAAACGTTGGAAAGGTAATAGGTCGGACGCTTGAGCTAATGCAATGGTCCTGACCGAACGTATAGGGTAAAGGGCTCTAGGCATTCCTTGCAGGTTAGTTCTGCTTCTAAACTATCCTTATGGTCCTCTACTAGGGAATTGAGACGTAGGTCACTCTCGCCGCAATTGGGGCATCGGGCTCTATGAAGTACTATCCGCGTGTCCCCTGCTATCTCCAGCAAGTCCATTACTACTTTCATTCACAATAGCTTCGATTGCATTCCCTACATCCACTGATCAGCTCACTTAGAGCTCTAGGGTCTTGCCGAAGGTCATAGCCACATACACAAATACATGTATACGGAAAGCTTACCCACCCGCCAGATAGTTCAGCCTGGTAGCTAACTACTTCCTTTATTGTCTTATCATCCATTAAAGATACCATTAGTATATCCGATGTACTTATTGTATACTTACAGTCTGTTCAAAGGGAGAGCACTATGCAGGTTCCACAATTAAGTCAGGGCGTAACATACAACGGTGAAGAGATAACCTTCCCGCTTGGGATAGCGCCTATAAGCACAAAGGATCTAATCAACAGAGCCTTCAAAGCCGTTGCATTCAATCAGGTCCACGATTCTCGCAGAGCTGAAGCTAAAGCTCTGGCTACATCTGCACTTAAACTTTATGCCTCTAATGAATTTCAAGAGGCGAAGCGACTAGCTTATCTATCTTTAAGCCAATAACATCCACCAATACTTTCGGGAGTATTAATATGAACACAAGCAACAACATAATGACGTTTGAGCAATTCCAAGCAACTAAAATAAAGCACACTAACACCGCTGATTCCTTGTCAGAGCATACCGACAGCGATACCCCTGAGCGGAAACAAGCTTTTATTTACCTAGCTAACGATAGTAGCTATGACCCATTACGACATCACAGCAATTACTTCCATATAGACATAACGCCTACGGGTTATGAATGTATGCTTGATCGCTCCTTGTACGAAACGACCGACCTAGAAAAGATTGAACGCGCAATGTTTGATATGTTAGTCGAATGGGGAGAAATAGAATCCCCTGCCGTCAACGACACAGAGCGTGTTACGAAACATATGAAGTGGAACCAATACTACAGCGATCTAAAAATTCCAGAACAATGGATAGACGTTTCTTACGGCAACGACTTATTGCCATCCTTTACAACATCAGGCAGTGACGATAGCTACCAAATCTTTATAGATAGTTATGATCTGTCTGTTCGTAAGTCCAACACAATGGAAGCGACAGATCAGGATGAGGTTTTGCTCAAACGATTTGCGGTCGTTAAAAATTACGGTGAAGGTGATCCTCCAGTTTTTGAAACTGACGATTTTAATGAGCTGCTTGATTGGTTATCCACAACCGTCCATGACAAGCTAGACATTCTAACGGGTGAATGGGAGCGTTATTGCAAGGCACAGAACCTTGAGTGCTTGTCAGCGGAAGAGATGCACCTAGCGCAAGATTTAACAGCCGACCAAAAGATTTATATTGATAAATTCATTATACGTTGGGACAACACAGCAACGGAGGGTAAAGCATGAAAACATTAGAAACCTTAATCAACGATATTAGCCCCAAATATAGCGATATCGACTATAAAGACGCTATTCATGCGCTAGAAGATGGGGCTTTTTTAAGTGATTATAGTGTAACAGAAGACCAAATCAGTGATCTTTACCAAAACCCTTGGCCCGACTTACCACAGGTAACTTTAGAGGATGATTTGGAAGCCGTCGATATGGGCGCGAACCAGATTGAGCTGGCCGAATTTGTCCAAAATCATGAACGTTGGAAAGATTACGTCAAGGTTCAAAATCTCGGAGGAATTCCAGCCGATCCCGATAATCCCAATCAACCACACCCATCTTACCTAGATCACATTAGCGAAACTTTCACGCCAGATGATTTGCTGAAAGAAGCTTGTCAGGCTCTAGGATGGGACAGCGTCCCTCAAAATGGTGGATTTCTAACCAATTACACTCAGATTAGATAAGGCCCTTTAAGGGCCTTTTTTATTTCTTCCCGTTCTGGCTTCCGTATAGATACCCGCTTATTCCGCTAATGACCGCCATTAGGTTTCCCACTATTAAATTCGATAGTGCTAAATCCGCTTGAGCTGGTGGTGATACCGTAATCAAAAAGATATATCCGAAGAACAGCATCAGGAACGCTGAAGCGAATAGCTGCGGGAATATCAAACCCTTATGCGTCTCTCTGGCGTTCTGTACGTCCTCTGTTTGGACCTTGAAGGAATCAATGTCGAGCTCTCGCATTCTTATAGCAAAAGCTTGATCGGCTTCTGATAGAGCTTGTCGCTGTTCTACTGTTGCCGTCTCTAGGGCTTGCGTAACAGCTTCCTCGGTATCAGAGACTCCCAGCTTGCCAGCTATAGCCGTGACCGCCATTTTCCCTAAAGGGCCACCGATTGCGGAACCCAACGTTGGAGCGAAGGCGCTTAGAAGCCCTTTTAGCTTCATTTAACTTTATGCCTAATCACTTTTACTTTTTGTCGCGGTTCTTTTTTTCCTACGACCTTCCCGGTAGCGATGTAATCCCGTATACGCCTTTCTAAATCGAGCACTTCTTGGCTATTTGCTTTTGTCGGGGTACATTTTGTCGGGGGTTTTTCCAGAATCGGTTTTGTCGGGGTGTTCATATCAGACCCTTTGCCTGGAGTAGCCCGTAATTCTTTTGGTGAGCCGCTGCAACCTCTTCTTTGCTGCCGCCCTCATATCTTACTGCCAGGCCGCGATGGATTAGATCTTCCCCAACGTCTATTCCTGCTGAGTTAGTGACAACCGCAAGTCCCCTTCCGTATTTATCCAGGGACATACTCTGGATCTGGCATTCACTGCCAACCGGGAGAAGGTCTATAACGTGATCTTTTGCTACCTTTGCCGCTGCCTTACTGATGTCTGTACCGCCGCGCATCTCTGGCGTATCAACGTGATGCAGCCGCATGCTTGTTTTGTGATACATGGACCAGCCTAGGTCAAGCGTAGCTTCAAAGCTATCACCGTCAATGATTCTATCGATTGTTGCGCTATAGAAATATTTCATTGGTTTCGATGATCTTTGCGATTTCTTCTGCCCTGGTAGGAACTTGCCGGGCGTACAAAGAGTCGGGAAAGATTTCCTTAGCTGCTTGAGCAAAGTTTCCCTTAGCCATTTCCGTATGATGATTGTGGAAAAGAGCATGTCTTGTGCTTCCTAACTGATAGGCTAACGATAGGACAGCCGTTTGCCTGATTTCAGACAGACCGTCATAGTAGTCGTACCGAGCTCGGACTTCCTGCTCACAACGATTCACATCATTGTCCAAAAGCATTTCTGCTTCGGGCTCAGTGATCCCCACCGAAGTGAGGTTCCGGCCATAGCCAATCGATTGGTCGTTGCCATCGGCATAGGGATGCAGACGCAGACCTTCTAGGCGTTTCAGAATAGTTTTAATCATAGGATTTTTTCTAATTAGGTTGCGAGGCCGTATCGTCGGGATGTTGCGTGAGCAACCGACACAAACCCCACATTAACAAAATGTACCATCGATTCACTGAGGATACCTAGTGTATTCAGACCTTTTTTCTAACAGCGTCAGAGTCTTATCCAAATCGCGGTAAGCGGCTGCTAAATTGTTCTCAAACTGCTTTAAATTCATACCAACCAGGTGAGCTCGATCTTTGTTTGTGTAAGTTTTGTTTGCTGAATTCAAACCTTGGTACAACCGCTTACCCAAAATCGACAACGCCCTTTTCTCTTCGAGTTCTCCCAGGCATAAATCGATGTCGGCAAATTTACTGTGCGTTTTCTTCTGCCTGTCCACATAGATTTCTAACCCGGATACTTTCGATGAGCTTTGAAAAGAACCCCGATACTCAATGAACTGACTCAGAGCAGAGCTCTCAGGCCAACCCACTTCAGTCTGACGGACGGTATCAAGCCAGATATCCACCAGGTCATCTATTTTTTCTTTGAAATTAATACTCATCTTCTTGAGTCGGCATCATTGAACCGAGCTGGTCCTCTTGCTCCTTCACTCGTTTCTTTAAGTCTGCAAGCATATCCCTAACCTCTGGCAGTCCGTATTTTTTAACTTTCAGAGAATCCTCAAGCAACTCCTTATGAAAATCTAAACCGTACATGTCAATCATGTAGCTCCGATAGTTCTCTCGACAGTGCGCTGAGTTCTGCATTCCAAAAGCATTGCAGTAGGCACATTGAGGGTGAATATTCTCTTCTAATAGTTTTGTCGCAAGTCGGCCTCGCTCGATGTAGTGACCGCCCTGCATCTCCTGCCATCGCTTTACCGCGCCGCAAGATACACACTTCACAAACCCCTGGTGGTCTGCTGCCTTGAGCCTGACTAGCTTCTGAAGCTGCGTAGCACACTCATCAATCAGCTTCGGTTTGCTCTTGGGCTTCCGCTTTTTCGATAATTTTTTCAATTCGCTCAATCCATCCTTCAATTAATTCTCGCAGTTCTTCCAGCTCATAATCGTCTGCTTCAATTTTTATTTTCATTTTCAAACTCCAGAATTGCCCGTCCAATCATCATGCAGATTTGTGGCACTACCGCATTGCCCAATGCCTTCAACTTAGCCACCCTTCTGGGTATCCCATCAGCCACTCGACCCATTCTGGGTTCAATTTTCCAGTGATTCCTGCTGACTCTTGGGCTGTCGCATCTAAATATCTTTTGTTCAATCGGTATTGATGACTTTTGCTCCCTAGTGGGCCTACTCCCTTCCACTCTGACGCTCTCGGAGTCGGCCACATCCTCACTGCATGGCATAGCATTATTTGTTTGTTTTTGTTTATCCGGTTTTGCACATTCCTTGTGTCGCTCTTCGACTCGGAGGTTGTCGGAGTCGGCCACATTCTCGCCGCTCCCCCTAATGTCGTTCCTCTCTTTGTCCCTATTGTTTTGCCTTCCCCTCTCACTTGCGGGTTGTCTTGTGTCGTTGGAATGGGCCACAATCCAGAGTCTGTCTCTTCTATGCGGGGCATTGACGCTGCAAGCTGGAATAATAAACGTCCTTGTGGAGTAGCCTTCGTTTTCCAAGTCAAGTAGCACTTGGTCGAGTCCCAGGGCGATGTGACCAGTAACATTTTCGCAAATGACCCAAGTGGGTCTGACTTGTGCAATAATTTCAAGCATTGACGGCCAGAGGTGGCGGTCATCCTGTTCGCCTTTTTGCTTCCCGGCAACGGAGAAGGGCTGGCAGGGATAACCTCCGGTAATGATATCGATTCTGTCGATTCCGTCCCGAACAAGTCGTTCTGCTGTAAGAGTTTTGATATCGTCATAAATTGGCACTCCAGGGAAATTCTTTCTCAAAACTTCTTGTGGATACTTTTCTATTTCACAAAATGCTGCCGTTTCAAATCCCCCAGTAAGCTCAAGTCCTAAACTAAAACCTCCAATCCCAGAAAATAGATCTAAGATTTTAAGCTTTGAGCGCATCGTGACTCTTACTAATGAAATCAGTCCAGTTCACCCCATTTTGAGCGAAGTGGTCGTAGACCTTACTGATGTATTCATTCGCCTGGCTAACGCTGAGAAGGCTGCTTACATCAATGATTTCCATGAGCTCCAGCTTCCTTTCGAAGGAAAGCCCCCCGGTCTTGAAATTCTTGTCGTAGATTTCTCTAAACTTCGGACTTGTCTCTCGCAGTATCGGGATACCTATCGTCAATTTGCACATCGACTTTGCATGCTGCATATCGTTTCCATACAACTGCTTGGCGATTTCTCGGTACATAGTGTGCTGAAGCATGTTTTGATTTGAACTTCTGGGCCGGGCATCAAAAATTTGCACAACCAGGTGTTTGTGTTCCTTATATTTTAACTCCACAGCTTCATGTAATTTTTGAAGCTGGAAGTCAGTGGAAACTTTGTAGTGTTCACCTTCCATCTAGTCCCCGCATCTCATCAATCTCGCTCTCCAATTTATCGATTTTTTTCTCCATTTTTTTCAAGTGCGAACGCATACACTTTCTGCCGTCTTCATAGCCTTTTTGATAAATCTCATTTTGGATTTGCTCTTTTTTTGATAATGTTGACCATTTTCCTTCCATCAAAGCATCTCCATCTGTCTATCACCTAGCCAAACTGGGGCAGAGTTATAGTTTTCAATTCTAGCGGCTATCGTTGCTGCTCTTTGTCCTGCGCTCGGCGGCGCATACATTCCAAATCGACTTAATTGATTGTTATTCCTAGCAGCATTAGTGCTATCAGCTCCAGCCAACGGCAGGTGTTGGAATATTTCGGGATCAAGCATTCGCAATCCATGAAGTTTTGTTTTTGGCCTACCCTCAGCATCGCAGCAAACTTTCATAGCTTCGGTCATTCTCCCCCACCAGGCATTTGTACCGGGAGAAGCCCATTGACCAGAACTTCCCAAAGCGACCCATTCAAAACGATCAACTAACCATTCAAGCCAATTTAGAGATTCATGCAAATGCCAAATAGGAACCCCTTTTGCTTTTAAGCCTAATCTTAACCAGGTGTGAACGAGGCTGGAGTTTTCATCTTCAGTGCCGTCGATCTTGTCTGGAATTAAACACCAATCGAAACAAGGATGACGATATATGCTAGTGACCCAATTTACATAAGCCGTGAAATCGACTTGCCCTCCTGTCTTTTTCCATAATGAAAAAGCCCCATTGTCTAGAACAAAGCTTTGGCAAACATCCATGCAAACTGCTAGTTGGTCAGGGCGAGAAAAACTGATGAGCGCATGCCTGCCGCGCAATATCTCTTCCGCATCTGTCGTTTTTCCTCCAATAGGAGTCCCATGATATTTAATCACTTCAATCAAGCTCAAAATTAAGACGTTGGAGCGAAGGGCTTCCACAAAACTGCCTGCTCGGATGCTGCCAAAGGCCGACAGTGTTCTCCCAGGGGATGTGCCTGTTCTTAGCTATAACGATTTTAGTATCGGGCCGGGACAGATATTCCAAGTCATCGACATCGAGATCCTGACCGAGCTCTTTGAGATCAAGCAGTCTTTGCTTTTTCTTGTCGGACCAAACGATAGCCAGGATGCTTGAGAGCTGTGAGATGGCTCCAGAGCCTAATGCGTCGAACCTTGTAGGAATGTATTCATCCCCGCCCTTCTCTGGCTTACGCGCATGGTGGACTACTGCTATGTGGATGTTGAATCCCTTGGCAAGCTGAACCAACATAGCGAAGAAAGCACGTTCCTTTTCGTTATCGCCGCAGACACTCTCAACCATTTGGAGGCAGTCTATGACTATGAACCGAGCTCCGTAGTCACGGACCATTTTTAGAATTAAGGCGTAGACCTCCAGACTCTTGCATGTTCCCACATGGTCGTAAACCAGTATTCGGTTCTCTGTCCAATCGATAAATTTTTCTTTCAATTCATTGGTAGGTGATACAGCGCCCAAGGCTTGTTTGCATAACAGCTCACCAACAGAACGAACATCCATCTCCAGGCTACACAGGCCAACAACGTTATCTCTCGCAGCAAATGCCACTATCTGATTTAGTACGCTGGATTTCTTGTGACCGTCGATTCCTATCCAGGTAGAGACACAACCGAACTGTAAAACTAATTTGTCGTGCAGTTTTTCCCAAGGTGTCTGGATACCTTGGAGTGCAACCGACTCGCTGCTCTCACTGAGAATTTTATCTTTGTGACGATTGAGCCAGTTGACTCGATGTTGTGTTTTTTCCTTCAGCACAGAATCAAGAGTGTCCTGGCTGAAATCGGAAACTGAAATTCTATCTACGATCACAGTATGACCTCTCCCAACGTTGGGGATGACGTTGTTACCCATGATTCCCAGATCTTCCCTTTGATTATTCTCACAACATGTGGAAAGTTTGGTTCCCAAATCTCGTTAGCGATGGAGTGTTTTTTCCTACGGATTTCTCTGTCGATCATTCCCAATAATTGTAAAACTTCATCTGCTCCGAGCTTGAGCTTTGCGAACTCTTTCGCCGCAAGTTGCTTGCTGCCCTTGGCTCCAAACGTTGGAGGGATGCGATCCCAAACACGCTCAAAATCTTCTGGGTAGGTCGAGATCAAATTGGAATCGTCAGTATTTGTTTTAGGACTTACCCAAACAGGATCACTTTTATCCTTCTCTTTTATCTTTATCAAGTTCTGTGCCAACTCTTCATGTACGTTTTCGACAACGCGGTGTGCTGTTTTCGTACACACGGTTCCATGTGGAACATGATAGCGAGTCCCGCTAAACAGGCCGTTCTTGTCGTGCGATCTCAGCTCAACAATCATGCCAGCATTCAGCAGAATCTTTCTCGCTCGGTAAAACCTACTTCTACCAAGTTTAAAGTAACCCATGATTTCCTTTGCGTTCGCTGCTTGACCGTCTGGAAGCAAACCGAGATAGGTAAATATGGAAATTGCTGCTGTGTCCCTCGAATCAACAAGGTCTTTGATATCAGACATTGAGAGGTTTCCAGCAGTTGTGACTTTTTAATCTCGCCTTCACCTTTTTAGCAAAGACAACATCAGATTTAATAATTCGTTCGCCCTTTTCTTTTTTCTCTTTTATAAAAGAGCGGATGATATCCACCGTGTGCAGATCCTCCGCAGGATCGTAAGGAGGTTTCACATAGGTATCACTGTTAAAGAATAAGTCTTGAAGCTTCAAACCAACTTCGGCAAGAACATCTTCTTTGTCGCAGCCGCTGTGACAATAAATCAGCGTACCTTTGCGACCATCTGTGAGGTATAGAGTTTCGCTCTTAGAGGAACACAGAGGACAGCGAGAGATGTATTTACCCTCGCCTATTCTTCTGCCTTCAAAAAATTGACTGAGATTCTCAGCTTCAATCATTTTGCATTTTTCCCTTCGGAAATAATTTCTCGACCAAGATGATATTTTGATTTGTCGGGTAGCCGATCATTTCGCCCTGGACATGAATCGCCTTCACTTCTAATTTTTTGACTTCGACCAACTCGCAATCGGCCCAGACTCTTATGTCCCGGTTTTCGTTCTTCAACATTTTTGCGATGGTAACTTTCTGAAAGCCAACTTGTTTTGCTGCTTCGTCGTACTTTAAATTACGCCCCTTGATCCATTCCATTAAAGGGACGGAACTCTCTGCAATGATGTGATTAAAACTGTCCGGGTACATAAAAAACTCCAGTATTTTTCGTACATGAAAGATACTAAAGGTACTTATGAATGGCAAATGATATTTTTGATAAGAGTGAATATTTATTGCGGGGCTTTCTTAGAAGAAATTATTTAATCTTTTTTAACTCGATTGAGAGCATCCACCCTAGTAAGTATTTCATCGAGATAGTCCATCATGGGCGCCTCTATTGTTTGTGCTAGTGCTCTGCTTGCTGATAATTCTTTGAAATGGTTGTGCATCATTTTAGTTTGAAACAACATGAAATCCGTAAACTGTGACCCGCACATGTAACCTAGAGTGGTGTCTAACTTTTCAGCAATGAGACTTGCGTCATTTAGATCGATATTTCCGTCAGCGGAAATATCGGTAAGGCGTTGAATTTTACCCCCGCTCATTCCGCAGAGAGCACCGAACACATCATTTGATTTATGACCTTTCTCTTTTATGAGCCGTTTCAAATTCAATCTGAACTGATATTTCGCGTCTAACATTACTATATATCTCCGATACTCTTTTTTAGACCTTACTGCGTGGAAAATTAAAAGTCCATTAGAACTGTTAATAGTTATAAACCTACATTCTAATATGTTTGAAAACCTACGCCGCGAGCATGAAAATCGAAAGTGTAGAGTTTTGTCCCGAAAGAGCTTGAATTAACTCCATCCGACAGATTGTCTTTTCTTTCTGTTTTGCTTAATCTTACTACCCGGCTACGAATAGTATTTTGGAAAAGATACTGGTAGTATCCGAGAATGGATAGAAAATCAGAAGCCGCAAGGCTGAAAAAAATATGGAAGGAGAGAGCGGGATCTCTTGACCTGACCTACGCGAAAGCCGCTAAGGTAATGGGGTTTGGGGAAAATTACTCCGCTGTCTCACATATGATCAATGGCCGGAACGTCATAAATCTCGACAGAGGTTTGCAATTTTCGGAAATTTTGGGCTGTAGTTTAGGCGATTTCTCGCCACGACTTAATTCCAAACTTGCCATCCTAAAAGATAATGATCGCGTAAGCGACCAGGAGATGTCGGGGGACGTTGGCTGGCTAGTCGAGGTGGAGTTGGTAGTGGCTAAGAAGATTTTGAGCGGTGAACAAAGAACAAGTAAGAACATATTTTGGGCAGGGAAACACAGCAAATCGACATATGCACTGGAGGTCAATAGCGAAGCGAACAGCCCTGCTCTGCCGAACAAATCCGTGGCGATAGTGGACTGCGGTGCGACTCCAGTGGCAGGCAAAATGGTATGCCTTCTGAGAAGCGGGAAGATTTCTTATGCCAGATACTGTGGAGACGGCGTGGCAGAGTTGGTGAATCCTTCTTTCCCAGATAGAGTATTTAAGATTAACGAAAACAAAATCATCGGTTCAGTCATTGGACACCAAGTTAGCGACTGACCTTTTTTTTGCTCAACAGAGATACTAAAAGTACATAAAAAATACTGGAGCGACAATGGGACATAAGAGAAATCACGAAATGCTATATAGAGCTCTGAATCAAGCGCAGGAGAAAATCGGCGTTATCGATGTCGATGAAGAAGTAGGCGGGTCTAGGGGATGGAATTTTGCGTCACTCAAGGCCGTTGTGAATGGGATATCTGAAGCACTTCGTGAGAATGATTTGGTTGTCACTCACATGTCCAATACTAACACTGAGGGCGATCACACGGTCTTTGGCGTCACGACAAAGATAACTCATATCGCAAGCGGTGCTTTTATCCAGACCTTCGGCAGCACCCTTCTGAGAGATCCTGGCAAGGTCCAAGAATGCGGAACCTTAATAACGTACTGGCGTAGATACAATCTGCAAATGCTGCTCAATCTAAGAATCAATAAAGACATAGAAGACACTGATGGAGAAGTGCCTGTGCAGCCAGAAGTGAAGCTGAACCCGGCGGATGAAATTCTATTAGCAAAATTGACCAGCGAACTAAACGAATTGAAAACACGGAAAGAGGTTGCCGATACCTACAACAGTAAAAAAGAGCAGTGGACTGAAATGGCTCCACAGTATAAGGAGCGGCTAAATAACAATGTGAAATACATCGTGGAAAGAATTAAACAAGAGGCTTTAAAGAAGGCTAATGACAAAAAGGAGAAAAACGTTGAAGCAGCTTAGTCCCGAATGGTTTGAAGCAAGAAAAGGAAAACTGACCGCCTCCAAGATTGGGGACATCATGCCAGGTGCGCGAGGTTCTTATACCAAAACAAGGGCAGACCTAATGACGGTCCTTCAGAATGAAATTCTCGGCATCGAAAGAGAGGCTGGAAAAACTTTTAATGGAAATGACGCAACGGCTTGGGGTACGAAGTATGAACCTTCGGCTAGATCTGCCTATGAAATAAAAACTGGTGATTTAGTGGAGGAGCTGGGACTCGTTCAACACCCAACGTTGGAAGGAATGGCCGCATCTCCAGATGGTCAATTAATGCTAAAAAAAAACTCATTGAAATCAAATGTCCATATAAGGGTAAGCAGGACGCATTGATCGACCTTTTAGTTGGTGAAATCCCGGTAGAAGACCCAGCTTGGGTAAAGCGAATCGATATGGGATATCAGTGGCAGATGCTCTGCCAGGCAGAGTGTACGGGCATTAAAGAGATGGATTTTGTGCAGTACGATCCAAGAGTTGAAGAAAAATTTAAGTGCATAGTTATTCCTTTCCCAGTCGAGGAAACCCGCATAGCTAAAATGATGGAAGAGGCAGAGAAGTTTTTAAAAGAATTACACACTAAAATCGAAAAACGGAGAGCATTTAATGGCTGAATACGACGATAGAAACCAGGGAACATTAAGCCCTGTAAAGGATAAGAAGGAAGATTGGCATGCAGACTTGTCAGGGTCTATTAATATTGAAGGCAAGTGGTTTTGGTTAAATGCACACAAACGCGATGGGGCTAACGGGAAATTTTATTCTGTGAAAATCGGTTCTGAAAAGAAGCCAATGAATGAAGCTCCTAAAACACAAGCGACTAAGGCAGCTACTTTAGACGATTTCGATGACGATTTGCCGTTCTAAGGGGAATAAAATGACTTCAGAATTTATTCATAGAAGAAAGTTTTCAGCCGATTTAGGTATTACAGACGGCGTTTTTGATGGATGGAAAAAACGTCATTGGAATGAAGGAAAGCATTACATAATTATAGGCAGACAAATTTTGGTGAACTTGCGGGAGGTCAACCAATGGCTAGAGAAAGAAACTATAGAAGACTTGCTACCGGAGTCCATCAAAGAGACAACCGAATCTACATCGAATGGGGCCGGGGCAAAAAGGAATACCTCGATAAATCGTACTCGCCGACCAATGCCAGGGACATTAAGTCAGCGATAAATTTACTCAAGCAAAGAGAAGAAGAGTCGCGCTTTGGGATTTCAGAAAATAATAGCGATGATCCTTATCTTTACGATTTCCGGTATGCGATGGAAGAGTACCTAGAGATCGTTGATGCGGAATTGAAAACAGCTCCCAAAACTAGACGCTTTCTTGAGCGTATATGGTTGCCTCATTTTAAAGGTCGGACTCTCGGCAGCATCGGGCAGTTTGAAATTAAGAATGTTATTAAGTCGTGGAAGAAAAAAGATGGGGGTAAATATTCAACATCTGAAAAGAAAAATCGACTAATCGCCTGCACTCAGCTTTTCAAGAATTTTAGTATTTATCCAAACCCTTGCTCTGGCATTGCAGTGCCAAAGGTCCAAACGCTTCCAATTGATCGATATCTACCTGATGAGAGAACAACGATCATTTCTGCGGCAAATAGATATGATTATATAAGGCCAGGAGATTTCCAATTGACTCAAGTTTTGGGGTTCGCCTGCGGATTCAGACCTGGCGAGATATTTGGTTTACGGAAATTAAGTTTTGAGGGTGAGCTGATCCACGCCGACAAACAAGTGACGGAGGATGGCGTTCAACATTTAAAGACGGGTAAGGATCGGTGGGTCTATATCCCATCCTGGGCGCGACCCTATATAGATAAATATTTGAAAGGGTTGGAGGATGATGAGTGGTTGTTTGTGAACCACAACGGAGGGGTGTTAAAAGACAGAACTCCTATCTACTCACGACATAAAGCATTGCATGTAGAAATGAATATCCCTTTAAAGCGAGAAGGTTATGCAGAGAGAGATATGTATACCAACAGGCACACTAGAGCGTCAGAGCTTCTCTCTACTGGCGTTTCGGTTGGTGACGGAGCCAATCAGCTAGGTCATAGCCCTGAGATGTTCCAACGTATCTATGCAAGGTTTTCGGATGAATTTAGCGGGAAGGAAGACTATAGCCATTTAGAGGGAATTTCACTTGAAAAGAATGGCTTGAGGCTAGTGGAGTGAAACACGATGTCACTCCCATGTCACTCCCATTGCCCTATTTGAAACATAAGTCACTGATTTTAAACAAGTAAAGTGGCGTCCCCTAGGGGTTTCGAACCCCTAGACTGTCTTTTTCTGTCCGTCTGTGTCCAGCATAGGTCATTGATATAATTAAGAATCCTATTTTGTTGGTGGACTGAGATGGACCTATACGGGCTGCATGGTCACTCCCAATGTCACTCCCATTGCTAAAATTACCGCCCTAATCTCTGTTGTTTATTGCACCTAGAAGACCAGTAGTTCCAGCAGCCATTGCCGCCCCCCTACTGTTCAGCAATCCACGGAACTGTTCAGCCTGCTGGTTTCGCTTTAATAAGTTATCGCTAAGTTGCCTCATCCTTGGGGATAAGTTAGCAGGACCAACCTCTGGCGGCTTCAGGCCAACTGGGTCTAAAAGGAGATCAGCTAGTTCTCTTCGCGAACCTGAAAAACCGCCACTAACCAACGATCTTAAAGGATTGTAAGTCTTATCCAATAGATTGCGACCAATACCTTTATTGGTGTCGTAGCTAAAATAGCTTTCGTCATCAAGTTGCGCTCTAACTTCTTCAGCCAGTGGAGTGGTCCTAGACCCTTTTGTCCTAGACATGGTGTCCATCATCTGATTTTCTTGACGCAGTCTGTTTTCAAAAGCATTGAACGCTTGATCGCCCTCTGCCCCATCAGGGAAAAGAAGCCTGGTGCGATCTCGCTGATCTCCTCTTGAGAAGAACTTATTAGCTGCATCGCTGTAACCTTTGCCGTCAACCTTTTGTGTGGCTCTTATATCTAAACGGAGCTGATCGATAGCACCCATTCGATAGAGCTCTCTACTAGCCGGGTCAAGTCCCTTCATGTCATCTTTAAGGGTGCGTGAGCTAATATTTCCTTTTTTCCAAAAGCCCCGTCCATCTTTTAAGGCTCCAAGAGCCTCAGAATCAGTTCTATAAACTGCCCGTGCTTGTCCATACTCAGGAATTAACTTATCTAGCCTGTCTTTTAAAGCATCAGCCTCATCTTTTAAGGTTTGCCCTAGAGCGCCATTGCCTGATTGATAAGCAGTGTCTGACTGCGTCCTCATTCCGCGATAAATATTATCTAATTCACGCAATCCCAGATTTGCTGGCTCACCCTTAGCAAAATCAGGAAAATCTGGAAGCTCTGGCAATTTCTCCTCACCTCTTAATGCACGGGCGCTGTTTTGTGAATTATAAATCCTTAGCCCATCATTATAAGCTGAACGCATATCTGCACTACGCAACATGTCGTTGATCGGGGCATCATCTATTACTTTTCCAGCTTCGTAAGCAGACTCATAAAGGGGCGAAGCCTGAGCTCTTCTTCGCGCCATAACCTTTCGAGCGTATTCATCCGTGTTATTTAGGGGAACCTCAGTAGTATCCGTGAGATCGTCTATTATTCTTTCGCCTTGCCGCGCTGTCCTATTTGCCAGTTGAGTGCTGATAGCCTTACCTTGAGATCCTGTCATACCCTCTAGCGCACCAAGTCTACGCGACATGGAGTCGTTCAAATCCGCAGCCATTTCTGGCTTATCGAAATTACGCGCTCGATACATGTCTGTAATATCTGCCCCGCCCATCTCGTTACCCATTAGACCTTCAAAAGCCCTTTCTGCCCTAGTAACCGGATTTCTCGCACTGTTATACATCCCTCCCAGACCTCTCAACCCTGCTGGCATAGCTAACCCAATCCCCGCACCCGTTGCCGCATCGCTGTTTAAAAGATCACGTTGGGAGAGGTTGCCTTCCTGAGTGCCGACACCATAAGCCATACCCTCAGCACCGCCAATTGCAGCGCCTTTGCCCATATTCCTAACCAACTGAGGAATCTTACTGGCAAGCCTGCTTACATTCGCGGTTGTTGTAGCGGCAGTGGGAGCTGCTGCACCACCAGTTAATAAAGACGCTGCATAAGTCCCGGCTAAGGGTATTAAAGCCCCGCCCATTTCTAGTGCCGCAGATCTGCCAGGGTAGTCTTCCCTATAGCCCGAAACCGCCCCTCTAGCGTTAGCTACATCACGGGCGTATTCCTGCTTTGAGCTATCAAGACCTAATAGTAAGCCTGGGTTCCTTAACCCCGCTTCGATTTCATCCGCGAAACCCAATGTGAGCCCTTGCGCTGCGGTTCTAGTCTTAGCAAAATTTCTATTATTTTTTATTTCTTCCCGTCTAGCGTTCTCTGCTTTTATTCGCTCAAGGTTGGTCATTCATTCCTCTCCATTAAATCTTGAACCTGAGTAAGCTGCTGTCCAGTGAGGCTTTGAAATTCTTGATCCGTAAGCTCTTCGTCAGCTTCAAGTTTAATAACTATTGCAGGGTCGAGCCCTGGAATAGCAGAGAATGAAGTGATTTCTTCTACCTCATTACGCTCTGGAATAGTGGCGTATAAACTAGCTAGGAAAGCGTCAGGATCATTTAGTGAAGCCCGTCCTGGCTCAAAACCACTAATTGAACCTTTTTGTTTGTAGTAATCCGCTTGTCTGTTTCTCTCATCAATCCCATTTCTAAATAGTGTAAACAAAGGCATTAGCCTTCGAAGGTTAGTTGCCTCATCCTGCGTTTCGTCATACGCCCTTCTAACCATTAACGCGCCTTCGTTTTCCGCAAACTGAGCGCCAAGCGTATCTCTAAGACCTTGCTGAATAACTCCCGCGATCCTATCTGCCATATCAACGGATTCAGAGTTCGTTACGACTCTTATGGCTTGCGGGACTTGCCCCAGTATTGGGCCAGAGTAGTTTTCCTCGTTTGATAACACTCTTTCTGGAAATTGCTCTGGGTCAAATCCCATAATTTGCCCTTGTTCCTCTGGCGATAAAGTACCCTGGATATCGTTCATAGCATCTTGCATTTGATTGTAATTTCTCTCTGCAATCTGCCTTCCACCCCCCAGTTCATATTCGGCATAGATACTGGCGAAAGCTGTGTCAACGCCTTTTTGAGCATCGGTCAATGGTGTAGATCCAGTTTGACCCAATATCTTAGCTTCTTCAGCAGCGGTTATATTTGCTGGCAATTCGCCTGGACGAAGGGTTTTAGGAATCTCTGCCAAAACGTTGGTGCCATCAGTAGGATCAGGCTGCACGAAGGTTCCACCAACGTCTATAAATGGATTCGCCCTTTTTAATGCCATAAACCTCGCTTGATCCGTTTCACCTGTTGGTGTGCCACCCAGACCTTGGTAAAATTGGTATTCGCGAACAGAAGAAGGGAGGTCCGAAGAGTTAGGAGCAAATCTGCTTTCCATCAAGTTTTGCATAAACTCCATTTGCTGACCTGGAGGCAAGGAGTTGAGAATATTTTTATCCTCCACGCTCATCCCAGGAATAGCGTTAATAGCGTCCCGCATAGAAGAAATCGAACGTTCCCCCCGGATATTATTCAAGAACTGCGGAGCCTGCGGGGTAGCGTTAGCGCCGGGACCATAGATCCGATCTGAAATGTTCGCAGAAAGGAGTCCTCTCTTTTGCCTATCGTTTAGATCGAGATCGCCAGGTGCGTAAGCGCCGCCCATTTGAGCAAGTATTGAGCCTATGCCACTTCCAACGTTTTCTAATCCACCCACGCCCTTTTCCAGAGCACCGCCAATTCTGTCTAATAATTTTTTCATAATAATTCCTTATTAGCCGCCTAAAATGCCGCCCAAAGTAAAGCCGCCGCTGCCCCTATTTATAGTAGCCTTGGTATCATTGCCACCAAACAAGAAATCTTTGCCTGCATTGTAGAGATTGCCGATATCATCAAAAGCACCTACTGCAGAAGAAATATCCCCGGCTAACCCACGATCTACAGTCTCTTCAGTTCTTTCACTTTTCGGTGCGGTGGAAAATAAACGAATCAGATTGTCAATCATGTCCTGGTCGTAATCAGTCCCCGCTAAGAACTCATTAAAATTGAAATCCTTCTCTCGCTGGGATCGAGCGTCGAGGCTGTCACCTAAACCAGCAAAATCATCCATATAGCCGCCGTAAGCATCTGTTCCACTCTCAAAAGCATTAAGCAGGTTCTGAGCTGCCCTAAGTTGGTTGAGCTGGTTGTCTTGAGCCGCTCTAAGATCTGTGTTCTGATTCATCCGCTCAGAATCCTGCCCAAGAGCCATTGAATCTCTAACAGTTTGAATGTCAGCCGTTTGATTGGCTTCTTGCGCTTGCATCGAGCGATCTGCGTCTTGCCCGTAAAGGTCTGCTGCTGCGTTAAAACCGCGATCTCTAAGGTCAGCAACTGTTCTCGCTGCGACGTCTTGGGAGGCTCGGTTTGATTCCGCATTTACCAAAGCCGCTCGGTCCCCGCCATACGCCCCTGCCATTGTTGCGTTGGAATTATTCTGAAGCACCTGCATTTGTCTCGCTCTCTCAATGTCTTTGAGAGAAGTGTCTATCACATTTTTGGTGTAAGGATTCATGTACGGATCTAAGTTCGTACCCGAAAATTGCTCGGCAACAATATCGTCGATGCGTTTTCTACCAGCAGTCTGAAGTGGCTTGGCTTGCGCGTCTACAGATGCACCAGTTATCGGATCGATTGAAATATCACTTATGCCTCTTGACGAAGCAAGCGAGTCATCGAAAATAGCCTGACCCGGACGATCTGTAATATTATTTCGGATCATTGTGGCGAGTGTTGTCTGGTCAGCATTCAGCCCGGTGTTAAATCGATTTCCGGTGTAATCGCTATAGCCGCTGTTTAATCGACCAATGAGATTGTCGGTTACGTCTTGTGACCCCATCAGACTTGCCGCGCCTTTGCGAAACAGTGGATCTGTCGATCTGTCAGTGATCCTGCTGCTACTAAAAAAATCCGATAAACTCATACCGCCTCCTGTTGCTAATTTTGGCCCACCGATTTCGGGCAGATCTGGACCCTCAACTTCTGGCCCATCGATTTCTGGCAAACTTGTAATAGGCACACATTCGCCATTTACATTTCTTACCTGCCCAAGTGGGCAACTGTTATCTGTTCCTGGTCCATCTGGTCCTACGACTGTAGGAATATCTACACACTCACCATTTATCCTGACCTGCCCAAGTGGGCAACTATCATCTGTTCCTGGTCCATCTGTTCCTGGTCCATCTGTTCCTGGTCCTGCTCCACCCGGTCCTGCTCCTGCTGGTCCTGCTCCTGCTGGTCCTGCTCCTGCTGGTCCTGCCCCTGCTGGTCCTGTTCCTGCTGGTCCTGCTCCTGCTGGTCCTGTTCCTGCTGGTCCTGTTCCTGCTGGTCCTGTTCCTGCTGGTCCTGCTGGTCCTGCTGGTCCTGCTCCAGGTAGTGTTCCTGTTCCTGGTACTGGTACGTCAGAATCAAAAGCGCCATCTGGACCAGCAGCCGGAGCTCGCGCTAAAATATCTGCCGCGTCAGGATTGTCTGGCATACCTTGCAGAATTTTAATAAGAACGTCATACGGGAAAGGTTGCCCGTCATCAGTTATATAGTTGTCTGAAATATCTGCTGGAGTGAGCTCTCGATCATTTGACTGCGACAAGATCATGTCGGTAGCCCCAGCCTGGTCATCTCCGTATAAATCTACGATTTGATCTACTGCTTGCGTTGGGGTACCCGCAGTGTCAAAAATATCTTGGACCTGCTTATTGCGGTCATTAGTGTTATCCGCACCATTAAAAATTTCAGTTGCCGCAGAGCCGACAGGATTAGTTCCAGTGGTAGCAGTTCCTACACTGGCTGCGGGAGCTCCAGATACAGGACCAGCTTGAGGGTCATTACTGAACGGTGAGAACGTTCCAGTTGTCTTAACGCCATTATCTGGGGTCGTAAAGTCTGAATTTTTTCCTGCATTAAGAACCAAATTTATTAAATTTTGATCCCCAACGTTGGTGGCGTTTTGCAAAAGGTCATTGTAGGTTGCATCCTGACCTTCAGCCGCGCCTTCTTGTGCTCCAGGTGAATTAGCAGATGAATCCATCTGATTGAAATAATTTAATTGCTGACTAACTTTCTCCGCTGGAGTGAGAGGCGGCAAATCACGGCCACCACCAGCAGAAAACCTTTTCATAAGGTTAAAAGCCGAAACAGCCACACCAATTGGCCCTAAACCTATCTCTAAGGGCATTAGGTAACCGCCGTACTGATCACGCCAGCATTTGAGATGCTCAAGGAATATCGAGTTCCATTTGGGCTAGTTAAAATAATATTCGCTGTGCCGATTTCGACATCCTGGTCGCGTTTGTGATTCTGCCTATTTGCTTGCTCTAACTGAAAATTATCACTCGCTTTCTGAGTCGCAGAATAGGTCGGGGAAGGTAAAGTTAGCTTCATCGCCGCGATCCATCCGTGACCTCAAGTCTGACGTTTCCGTAACGCCAATCCGTTAGTGTGTTTCCGGTTATGCGGAGGCGAACTTGTCTACCGCTAAGGCGTATGGAGGTTGGGTTTGCCATCGAGAATGGTGCGGAGGTAGTTTCAGCGCCTGTGGGAAAATTTGCAGTCTTAAAAATGACTGTCGTGCTACCCAACGTTTTCTCATCAGGGATTAATTCGTTGACGTTCATCAATCTCTCGCCCGTCCCGATTTGCAGAGCTCCAGATTCAGCGAAAGGTTGTGCTGAGTCATACGCAAACCCGGTTTCCTGCTCATAGATTTTGTGATCTGTGCTGGCCCAGATAGGATTCTGAAAGCTTCCTGCATCAACCCCTGACGTTCTAGCAAGAGATCCGATAGTCCAAGTGTCGTTGTCAAAATTAAACGCCACATAGGAGTCGATTTCAGTGGATGAAGTGGATGGATACCACCACCAAATTTCGTTGTATTGACCATTTACGACTGCCCAAATTTTACTTCTTTGGACCTCGTTGAGATTTGTGAAAACGAAATCACTGACATCACTTGTGATTGGGACCGTGTACCCGCCGTCATACCTAAAGAATGATTTCTCGCCCATCCAGAAGGCAGATGTTCCTGTGACCGCTACAGCTTTCGCCGCAATGATTCCGCAATTTGAGCCAACTCTTTCCGGGGTGTAATAGAACGGTGATCCGACATAGGACAGGGCGTGTGCGTCAGAGTCAGTTAGGACCAGCACTTGCCCTCTCACAACGATACCTGCTCTGATTTGGCCGTCTGAGGCGATCTCGATGGACCCGGCTGAATTGGTCGTTGCAGGAGCCCAGAGCTCTGGATTCTCTTGCGAACTCCACTGGACCTTTCTTGTTGTTCCCCCAGCTCCCAGGCACATAACAAATCGTTCATCAGTGACTAAAACTGCTTGATTAGACGTTGGAGAATTTAATAGTTGTGCAGCGATAGTATTTACATCGTTCTGCCAATAATAGACCTTCCCGTCAGTGGTGTTCGACGCAACTGCGTTTTCACCGAAGTTATCGATAGTCCAAGTTGTGCAGGGATCATATGTTTGATTATCGGGCCTGGGGGTTCCGTAGGTATTTTCACCGTAGAACTGAGATCCATACCCTGTTTGCCCAGTAGCATCTGTAGCACCTGTGGCTATCCCGGTAGGCGTAATATCGCTTTGAGACTTTCCTTCAGCATAAACATACAGATTTGAGGTTGTACCGACTATAACTCGACGCTGATTGGAGTTGTCATAGTACGCATGCATCCCTCGCGAGATATCATTGAATACTGTAGATGACATTGTTTGCCAGCCCCCGATTGGTCGAAGGGAGTTTTCGAACCAACGTACCAGATTGGCATCGTACCATCGCCCGGAAGCCTGGTAGATAGTTCCATTTTTATAAAGCCCTGGCGGTATCTCTAATTCTACTAGCGCCATTCTATTCCCCAATTATGTAAAAAGCCGTTCCAAAGATACCGACTAAAATAGCTAATAAACCCACAAATAATTTGATAGTAAAAATTACATCAGACGTTTGCTGCTGTTTAGCCTTGGCACGTTTCTTTTTTAAGTTTGTTTCGAAAACTCGGTCACGTTCGATGTTGGCTGCTCTGCGTTTTAATCCCGCAAAAATGTGGGACTTTCCTTGCCGTGAGTATTCTTTGGAAAGCACTTGCATGTGTTTTTCGATCTTTTCCCGAATTCGATCTTCAAACATCGCCTGCTCGATTGGTGATCGACTATACGTCCCTTGTTTTTTTTCTTCTTCGAGACACTCTTCGAGCTTTTCTTTTGAAAGGAAAAAATTATCAACCTCATTTCCGAGGTCAGTGATTTTACGCTTAGTCTCGAAACCCCGTTCTATGAGATTCATAGCGGTGTCCAAGCCCTTTATCAAAAGTGCAATTTCAGTGATCATTTTTCACCTCAATATGATTGCACAGGGCTCCTCACAATTTTGTTTAATTGCATCGGTTTTAAGCTGCTGCTTTTGAAGGTTCTGTGGGCCAATCCGAATCGGTTAGGGATGGAAATTTGGCGTGACCTGTAATATCACGAAGAGCTTGCCGATAAGTCTTCCAATCAGCCGCCATAGTATTATCGCTAAGTCCCATGTGATCGCTTGCTGCAATTTTAGTATCGCGAGTAGTGCGTACTGAAGCTGCGGCGGTAGCATCTAGTCGAGCTTGATAAGCAGTCTCATGCTCTGCTTTAGTAGTCTTTACGCCGTCTTTGTCTGTAGTGTCGGCAAACATATCTGTTTCAATGTAAGCCTCTACCCAATTATCGCTTGCGTCTTGTACAACGCCGTTACGACCTACTTGCTTATAGGCTGCGCTTGGCGCTGGCTTGGGTGCTGCAAAAACGGGATCGATTTTTAAGTCAGCGCAGACATCTGCATCCCAAACACGCGGGAAAGAACAGTTAGAGTTAAGTTGTCGGATTTCGCCTTGAGTTTTGAGCGATCCGTCTGATTGAAGTCTATATTCCATCGTTATGTTTCCTTATGCGATTGCTAAAAATATGTATGAACCGCCAGACACGTTTATTGTGCTGGAGCCGTTCGTAGTTAAATTAAATCCACCTGCGTATGGGGCTATGTAATCAGTGTTAGTAACTTGAGCGTTTGCGGAGTTTAGTAATAGGTATGGATCATTCGAGCCTGCTGCTGAGATTCCGCGAAACGAATCCCACAAATACCAATCTGCAACCGCGTCATAACGCTTAATAAGAATGAATCTAGCAGTCCCACTAAAGCCACAGGCGATGTTGGTTGAGTTAGCGTTTGCCGTGTAGCTGCCGACCTTGCTTACTCCCGCTAGTGTGGCGAAGAGCCGATACGTCCAATTCCCCGCATAGAATGTTGAGTAAGTAAATTGAGTGTTAGTCGGAGCTACGCCTCCCCACCATGCCCCATTTGCGTAAAAAGCTCTAGCCGCACTAGTATTAAAGTAGAGCGCATAATCAAGGCCTATAGCAGCAGAGTAACTATACCAATTATCTACAGAGGTATTTGATTTGCCAATAATTAACTCAGGAGCTACACCCAAATTATGCTTAATAGTTTGTACATTAGTCCCTGTTAAAGCAGTCGTGTGAGAAACCACATCCATAAAGCCTTGGGCGCGTTTAAACATCCAGCTTTGGTATGGAGGTGGTTCGTTCCCGCCATACCACCCGTCCTGATAATCAAACCTAGCGTTAGAATCGCCTATTGGAGTAGTAGTAGTGTTATAAGACGTTCTTTTGCCCATTAAGCGAGACGAAATTTTCCAACCATCTCCACCAGTACTTCTCCACAAAGCAAAATCTACTGGAAAAGGCGATGGGAAATTGGGGTTACCGTTTAATTTATCATCGGAAATATAGACCTCAGTCCCATCCGTAGGAGTCTTCATTGGCATACGAATAGCCATGTAGATGTATGTAGCGTTTGTGCTTTGCCCTCCAGTAGGAAAGTACATACCAGTGGCTGTAGGGCCGGGACTAGATGTAGTTGCGGCCTCTGCATTAGCCAAGTTTGCACGGAAAACTTGTGCGCTAGAAACTCCGTATGTATCATTAGGGGCACTCCATCCGCGCATAGTGTCGTACATTTCCCAATTATCTGCACTTGATATTTTTTTCTTTATCACCCACTGAGGTTCAAACCCTAGATCAATATGCTTCGCAGTTGCCGAGCCGTCAGTCGTATAACTCCCAACCTTAACCATAGACTCATCGCCATCGTCTCCAAACGCAGCCTCATCTCCGAATAGATACATGACGTAATCTTGATTTTCATAATTTACAGTGCCATCTCTAACGAGAGATACTGTAGTGCTAGTTGGGTTTGCTGTTAAATACGCAAATGCTCCATAATTGTTTTCTGCAAAAGTTTCGTTTAAATATAAATAATCGTCATTCGCAAAACTTTTATGCCAGACGTACCATCTATTATCATTGTCTAAATTTTTAATTATAATCATGGCCGGAACGGAGCCAAGATTATGCGCTACAGTAATTCCTGCGGCATTTGAACTTCCAGAATATTTGACGCAATCAAAAAATTTCTCAGCCTTGCGGAATGTATATGAGGCGTATGTGCTGTTTACCAAATTGAAGCCCCACTTCAAGACATTAAAGCCTGTCGTTCCTGCGGCGGGAAAAGAAAAATAATCAGAAACATCTGCTGCTACGTCTGTTGAATTACTGCTTAATTTTTTAGTTGGCCCATTTACAGTATTAATTAAAGCATGAGAATCTAATGTCCCACGGGTTTTAAGCCATACCAAGCCTCCTTCATCAGAAAGAGCAATACCATTGTTGATGTATTGATTTGTTGAATTGTAATTACTATTGCCCGTATACAAATAAGTCGAGAAGACATCCTCGACATAGAGCTTGTCTCCACCTGCGTTTCCTGCTGATGCTGAAAGTGCTTTTGCTAATTTACCCATTAGACGTAGCTTCCTGTGTAAGCACCGTGGAGAACACTTCCAACTTTCCAAAGAACTATAGTGTCCTTAGCAGTAAGAGTAGGAGCGACATTTCCAGCAGATGTTACCCACTGCATTGTGGGCCAAGTAACTGTGTAAGAAGCCCCCGACTGAAGCATAAGGACAATTGCATCACCAGAAACCAAGGAGTCGCTAAAAGTTACATTAGCACTAACTGTTTTGGTCTGAACGCCCCCATTCGTAGCTAAGAAAGCTGTACCAGATAGAGCGTAAACTGTATCTACCATTGTCTTGCCAGTTAGAGTGGCAAGTCCTACTTCACTCACTAAAGTTGAGCTGCTGCCTTTTGGCAATAGCATTGTATTGGTAATATTTTCACTGTGGGGCTGTGACTTGACCGTTTGCCCATGAGTATTGGCGTGGCAGTTAAGTTTAATTTGTCCTTCTACGCTAGAACCATCGCCTTTCACTTCTAATATTTGTGTGGCCGGGGACAATACAATATTGCCCGAAGTTGTAGAAGTTGTTCCGCTCAGAACAGGTGAAGTTAAAGTTTTGTTAGTCAGAGTCTGTGTGCCAGTAAGAGTAACGTCTCCCGCGCCACTGGCATTAAGCTGCGTTTGGATGTTTGAAGTCACTCCGTCCAGGTAATTTATTTCAGTCCCGGTAGCTGTGAGAGCGACACCGCCGAAGGTAATAGTTCCCGAAGCAGAAAGTGTTGTAAATGCTCCAGTGCTTTTCGTTGCGGCACCTATCGTTGCACCGTCAATCGAGCCAGAATTTATATCGATACCAGTGACAGGTGTGCCTCCGCTAAGAAGGGAATCCGTAGATGTCCAATTCGCGTTTAGGTTTCCACCCCAGACCCCCGAAGAACCTCCAACAGTTGGTAGTACAAAAGAATAATTTGGTGTTGATGCCATAATAATTTACCTCTAATTTATTGGTGTCCAGGTGTCCGTTGGGTTAGCTATTGCAGACCACGTTGGGTCGGTTACAACGGGAATCAGCTCCCACTTGAACCTACCAGTTGCGACCAGAGTTGTGATGCTATAAATCGGTTCAACGCCTGATTCGGTTGTGACCGCGCCTAAAGCATAAACAGTCGTGACCGAAGTGATTGCTGCTGAACTTTCTAAAATGGGTCGAGCACTAGCAACTAGACTTGTGCTGCTCGTTATATTTGCTTCGCCCTCAAATACATATCCAGGCGAGTTGTTGACAACCATGAGCGTTGAGCTCGTGATGTGCGCTTCGCCTTCGTTGAGTATTTCTCCTGCCGCAACCAACGCAGTAGATGACGTAATAGCCGCCGCAGAATTGAGAAGAAAACCACCACTCGCGGCAATTGTCGTTGAGGACAGAATTGCAGCCTCTCCATCCACCCTGGGATGAAACTCGCCATAATTACCGTTCCCAAAAAGGAAACTTCCATAGCCATCAATGACGGGCGCTTGATATACGCCAGTACCAAAATTACCACTGCCATATGACACTGATTTTTACGTCATCGTTGCAGTGAGTGAGCCTGCTGGAATTCTGAAGATGTCACCAGTAGTAATAGCTTTGCTCGTTGTAAGTGCAGAATGGTATAAAAGATTTCCACTGCTTGCGGCATCCATTATCCCAACGTGCGTTACCGTACCCCATGCATTTCCCGCAGCAGCGTATTCAATCGCAGCCGTGTTCGTTGCTACGTTCGTAGTCACTGAAAATGCAGCCGTGACCCTGGCGTAATTTGTACCAGAGACTTCAGTCCCAGTATTTGCGTCAGTTGGGTCAGACGTATAAAGCGCCAGGTAGTGTGTCGTTGGTGCGGTGTACGCTGTTGATTTCAGCGTATGGTTTAATAGTTTGTTTTCGAGATAGCTGCTTGTTCCGGCCATTATCCAAAGCTCCTAGCTCGCATTCGGGGGGTAGTCCCACCAAATCGGCTTTTTTCGTCTTCTTGCGTAAGTGAATTAAATATGTCCCGATAGAGGGTCTGCCATAAAACGATTCGTTCATCGTCTTTCAAATATGGGGCTGTGTGGACCAGTGATCCGTAAAGATAGATTTCTGGGGATTTTGTTAAAAGCCAGTTGTAATCGGAATCCGCAGTCATTGCAGGAATTTTTTCGTAAAACGCAATTTCGCATTCAACTGCTGAAGATGGCGTAGGGAAAACTTGGAAAGATTCACCAATAACTGAATACAGTCTCGGTCTTCCTGCGGTATCTCCCCGGCGTTCTCGATTCTGATTTTGCTCTTCTGTGCTTACTTGTTCTAAAGCAACTGGAGGAGTTG